CCAAATAAACTCATCTGTTGCTGTGCCATTATGTTTCCTTATGGAGCAATAAGACCTTTTGACAAGGCTTCTGCGTATGTCATATTCAACCCTGGTACGGTATCACTAGGGGCAAACAGATTACTTAGTAGTGATCCGAACAGACTACTACCACCACTAGATGTCCCTCCTGTAGCACCACCGAACAAAGACTGTGTTAGTTGTTGATTGGAACCCGCTCTAGCTGCTGTAGCTTGTAGCTGCCTTGCTAATAAGTCTTGTAGGCCTTGACGCTGTAGTGCTGTGCTGCCAACTAAACCTTGCTCAGCAGCCCCTATACCTCTTCCAGCTAGGTTAGCCTGTGTTGATATACCCTGACCAAGGATGTTAGCTCTGTTGGTTAAGCCTTGTTGTGATACACCTAATCCAGCTTGTTCAAGTGCTAACTGGTTCAACAAACCTTGTTGTTGTAGGTTACCATAAGCACCGATACCCTGTTGAGCTAACTGACCTGCTTGAGTACGTAGTGCAATCTCGTTCTGCAAGCCTTGTGTCTGTAAGCCTGTAAGGTATTGCTGTCTTGCTAAGTCATTAGCAAACTGTTGTTGTGCTGCTTGAGATCCAAACTGTCCTAACTGAACAGCAGGTTGTAGCGCAGCAGTGCCTTGGCTTAGTAGTGTACCACGTTCTCCTAATGCAGCCTGCCTAGACTGTAGTTCACGTTGTAGTTGCTGCTGTGCTATAGCCTGTTCTTGAGCTAACAACTCTGGTGATGAACCACCATAAGCAGACCCACTTACACCCAATCTACCTTGAGCACGTAAGCGTTCCTCTGTTGCTAGACGCTGACGCTCTATTTCTGGTGCTGACAAAGCAGATAGCTTCTTGTAATAGTCTTGAGATAACTGATCAACATTAGTTAAACCAGCTTGCTCAAAAGACTGTTGTGAAGCCCTTAGAGCAGCATTCTGAAGATCTGTTCCTGGTTGTCCGAATAGATTACTGGTAACACCGTAAGGAGTGAACTTACCAACATTCCTAGCAGCTTCATCAGCAAACTGGTTGTACGTTGTTCGAACATCGCCAGCCATACCGCTAAACTGCTGTCCTAGTTGGTTGTATTGTCCTTGTAGATTAGAACCTAAACCACCTAAGTTAGCTGCAATACCTTGTCCTAGACCAGCGTAGCGACCTCCTAAGAGATCCATCTGATTAGCGTAGGTATCACCTAATGTTGTATATGTATCACGGACATTCTGGCCTAACTGGTTATACTGTCCTTGTATACCTTGATAACCTGTCTGTAGATTACTAGCTAATTGGTTATACTGTTGTTGACTTAGTTGTCCAGACGCTAACAAAGCATCAGCAGCTTGTTTAGCCTGTGCATAACCAACACCAGCATTGATTAGTTGACCAATAGCGCTTGCTTGGTCACCACTAAACAAACCTTTAGCTGCTTGTGCTGCGGTATTAACTAAAGATGTAGGTAAACCACCTGTAGTAGTTGGTGCTGCTACATTAGGGTTAGTATTGTTGATGATGTCTTGTACAGCACCTTGGCCTGTGGTGTTAAGTGCTGCTAAAGTACCCGCACCTAAACCACCTGCAATAACTTCAGGAGGAATGGTTGATACAACATCTGTTGGTAAACGAGTGCTGGATACCTCTACAGTTCCTGCTGAGGGTGTTGTATCCAATCCAGTTGGTGTGGCATCAACAGCAGACATTGTGTCTAAACCACTTGATGTTAAACCAACTGATGGTGTTCCTGACAACAAACCACCAGCAGATCCTGTCACACCAGGGGTGATAGTACCTCCACCACCAACAACATTACCTGTGCTGGTTACCGCACCTGTAGCGGCTGCATCAGCGGCTGTGGTAACTCCAGCAGCAACAGCATCCACAACTGGAAGACCAGCAACAACATTACCAGAAGCTACATCAGCAGCAACAGCAGCTAATGCTGAGTTACCAGTAGCAGCTAGTGTCTGCGTATAAGCATTTGTTGCAGCCTGTGATGCTGCTCCCTCTACACCAGCAACAGCTAACTCTGATCCAGCCCCACTCAGTAAACCACCTGCTGTGGCTCCAGCAGTAGCGCCTGTGAGTCCTGCTAATTCAGCGCCAGTGCCTGCAATGATCTCACTTACAGCACCAGGACCAATAGCGTTTAGTGTAGCTAATGATTCTGCTGATAAACCACCAGCAGCTAAATCAGCGCCTAAGCCAGCAGCAGCTTCAGTACCGAACAACGAACCAGCTAACTGTGGCGCTGCTACCAAAGCAGCCATAGTACCTAGTAAAACTTTACCAAGTGTTTCCGTTGTCTTATTACGATCTAATACTCTTGTGGTAACTTCACCTGTGTCAGGGTCTAAGAAGTCTGCACGATACTGACCACTACCAATACCACTTTGATCAGCATTAAGTGTTGAGATTTGAACACCACCATTAGGACTTCTGAAGGCTGTCCAGTTTCTACCACCAAAGTTTACCGAACCAGTTTTGATGTCAGACTGTATCCCAGGCTGTTCTTGGTTAGCTACTTCAGCGTCCCATTGCGAACCTAGTGCTCGTAACTGTGTTCCTAAGAACTCAGTAGTGCCTCTAAAGGCATTAGAAACATCGTCTAACGATGCTTTACCACTGTTAACCTGATCAACCCAATACTGTAGACCACCAGCATCAGGAGACCTCTGTAGCATAGTTTGATAAAGATTAGTGAGATCTGAAGTTACTTGATCAAAAGCAGTTCTAGCTTGATCTACTGAAGGTACTACCTCTAAATCACCTTCAACCTGCCTAAATCCAGTATTCTGCTGAATAGCCATTATATGACCCTACCTGTTTTAACAAACGCATCCAATTGTTGAATGGAGAAGATATCACTACCAATGTCTGCTTCAATACCGATCTGGAATACTCTACCAGTACCACTGATTGGTTTTCTTAATGAGTTAATAAGAAGACCAGAGTTGTACTCGTTGATGCTGTACTGGGCAATGTTGTATTCAGATCTTGTAAAACTAGGTAGTAATGTTTGAGATGTGGCATAGTTAGTACCGTAATCAGTACCCCACCTAAATGTAACCCTTGTTCCTTGACCACCAATGATAAGAAGAACAAGCTTTTTTAAGATCTTTAAGATTGCAGGAGAACCACCATCAACATGAGCTGTGTAGTAAGCAAACCTAAATGTTTCTCCGTTATCGCTTGTACCTGTGTATTCAGCAATGTATCCTGTTCTACTTAGGTACAGTTTTCTATCGTTAGTGCTACATAGTGCCTTTGGAGATAACGTCCATATTGTTGTTTTTAGAGAAAAGTCTTGTAGTCGTTGCTTCGTATCAAAACAGTAAGCAACACCTCTTGTAGGTAAACTTAAGAGGTAGAACCCATCTTTCTCGTAGAAGACTGATCGGATGTTGTCGTTGTCGTTGTTGGCGATAACATCTCCGATAAGATCATCTCTGACATTTCTTGATACATCGAAGATAGGTGCTGACTTTTCTTGAATGACTCGTCCAAGACTTCTAACACCAGTGTCGGATAAGAACAATATGTCCGTACCAATATCCTGGATAGAATCACGGCTAATACACCCAACTCCATCAATCACCTCTTCTAATGCTAAGTTACTTGTTGGGTTGCTATCAGCACCGCTGTAGATAACTATAGACTTCTTACAGAATACGATAAGTCTACCGTTAAAGGCTGCTAAAGCAACAACACTATCAGTACCGTTTGTAAACACTGACTCAATATCTACAGAGCCTGAAGTACCTGCTGTCCATTTATAACCAATAAGGGAATCGGACCAAGATACTAAGGTCTTGTTCGTTGTTGTATCTGCTACCCATAGACGACCATAAGCAGCTAAGACCTCGTTAGCTTGTGGTACAGTGCCTGTATAGCCTGCATAAGCAGTCATCAACGAATAAGCACCTGATGTGTGATCATACACAATAGGAGCATGAGCACGTTGGAAGAAGTATGTCAACCCATTAAAGGTAGCTACTTTCCAGTTCTGTGCTGTCCATGTAGAACCAGTATACTTCAATGTCAGTGTTGTTGTACCAGAATAGATCTTGTTGTCACCGATACTAAGTATTTCAGTAGAACCATCTTCTTTTACAACTTGGTGAATAACAACAGGTTCTGTACTGTTGAACCCTGACGAAGTATTAACATTATCCCAACCACGTCTTGCAGCAATACGTCCAAACTGATCGATTACAGCATTGTCTGCCCTAAGTGCATACTCTTTAGGTAACGTAACAGAAGAGTCCTGAGTGTTTAAACCAAAGAAGCCAGGAGCAACAATCGTTAGTGGTTTGAGTTGATCAGCCATTATACTGCATCCCAAAGAACTAAATCACTTTCTCTACCAGCTTCAATAGAGATGTAATTAGCCATCGCTTTACGATAAAGATCTGCTTGCTGTTCGGACAACCTACCACCATCTTCACCACGTTCATTGATAGCACGTAGATAAGCACCTTGGATAACTAGATCAGAAGGTACATAGATAACATCTGATTCGTTAACAAGATCTGCTTGAGGTACGATACAATCAAACTTCAGTGTGTATACTGCATCTGGAACAGGATATACATCAACGGACAACACACCAGCAGAGCTTGTCGTAGCCATTGCATAACTGCTAGGACGACCTGTAGGAGCACTAAGAACATTCAAATACATGTTCATCTCTGCTGCTGATAGTTGACGTAGATACCAGTGTGCAGCCGGTATGTAAGCATCTTCAATCTTAGTTCTTAGATTAGAACCAGACAAAGCATAATTAGTTGTTGATGCTGCTGTAGTGACTGTAATGGTTTGACGAAGCACAGACCAGTTCCAAGCATCTTCAACTTCTCTCTTAGCTTCGTTAACCATATCACCAACAAGTACAGCGTAGTCACTTTCGTTGACTAAGGTAACTTCTGTTTCCCTTAGCCTACGAAGAACTCCGTTTATACAATCAAGAAATGTAGCCATTACCATTTCACCTTATTGGCCCAGTAAGCCGCTGACATCTTACCTTTTGAGATGTTTTCTGCATGACGAGCTTTAAAGGCTTTATTCCTTGCTGAACCTTCAGGAGAACCTTTAACACCTTGTTGTCCGAAGCGAATCGTCTTAACTTGATCACCGTCCTTTGCTACAACAATGTGGCTCTTAGTAGGATGGTCTGGTGTTTTTTTAGGTCGATTATAACCAGACACTCCTGCTCTTTCTAAGCGAGGATCTTTCATTTCTTTTTCTTCATAGGCTTTGACATACCTGCTTCAGATAGAGCAATCGCCACTGCTTGCTTACGAGACTTAACAACAGGACCACCTTTACCACTGTGTAGTGTTCCTTCTTTGTACTCTCGCATTACCTTTCCTACTTTAGCTGGTTTCTGTTTCATGATGGTATACCCATCTTACGTTCTTTAGCTTTCATAGACTTTGATTCAGTCTTTTCATGCTTCTTCTTAGCTGCTTTAGAAGCATACTCTTCTGCTGCCTTTTTACCTTTAGCGGTATAAGGAAACTTTTTATTCCCCACTGTCGGCATTTGACTTCTCCTTTTTTCTATGAAACAAAAACTGAATAGTGTCTGTTTCCCAAATACGTATAGCTGTCCATACAATAGTTAGTATTGCAGCCATTGCCGGTAACAACTCTGCAAGCGTACCCACCACTGTGATGATGGAAATCGCATCTCCTACTTGTTTAATATGTTCATCGGCTTGTTGGAGAGCCATCATAAGTCTCCGGTATTAGTTGACGGGAATGACCGACCTGCTCCCCATATAATTCTTACTGCACCGCCACCACCTGAACCACCTGAATCAAAAGTAGTATATGCAGCACCACCACCGCCTCCAAAAGAACCTCCAGCACCTCCTGATCCATTAAAAGTTGATGGTAACCCTCCAGCACCGCCTGACGTACCACTAGATCCTCCACCACCTCCATCGCCTGTTTGTTGTCCAGCAGCAGTACCGTTTGATCCTTGTCCGTAGATACCTACGCCACCTCCACCACCACTTTTAGTACTAAAACCATCACCACCACCGCCAGCACCTCCTGCTCCTGCTGTGGCAGCTTGTTGATAAACTGTACCGCCTTGGTTATGTATCCAACCACCATTACCACCATTACCGCTATAACCACCAGCGCCACCAGCACCTACTATTGTATTCCAACCACTATCACTTGAACTACCGCCGTTACCACCACCATCACCTGTGTAGGAACCACCAGTACCGCTTTGTGTGAGATTACCACCACCAGTTCCTTTACCACCTTTAACTGTTGATGTGTTTATAAAGTAACTATCACCACCATCAGCACCAAGACCACTACTACCTGAACCACCAGCACCGACAACAACTGTGTATGAAGTACCAGGAACTACCGTGATGTTATTCTTGTACCCTAAACCACCTCCTGCTCCTGCTAATGTCCATCCTCCACCACCTCCTCCACCAACACAGACAACACATACAGAGGTAACTCCTGGTGGAGGTATGAAGGTATAAGTACCAGCAGTGGTGTATTGAACCTGCTTAGGGTAGTTTTCAATCGCTGAGGTGAGTAAAGCAGCAGCACTCATATCACACTACCAGTTACCACACAAACAGTACCAGAGATAAAGAATATGGTTGCAAGTCCTCGTGTAGCTAATGATAAGGAGTTTCTGTCCGTATTAACACCAGATACATAAGCTGTAGTGATGTTTAGTGTCAGTGTAATAGAGCCTGTGGTATTGTTGAATATCACAACATTCTGTCCAGCAGAGAATGTTGCATCAGGAACAATGATTGAACCACCACTACCAACTTCAATAAAGTTACCATTGTCAGTGGTTGCTAACGTATACGAAGTAGTCTTAGCTGAACCTGACTGTGGTATCGAACGAACATTACCATCAGCATCTGACAAAGGATCAATACCAGTGATAGAACCACCTGTAATGGATACAGCACCAATAGCTTGATACGCTAAAGGACCAAGATCAGCAACATCTTCTTTTGATGCAATAGCCGTAGCAATATTGTTAAACTCTAAGTCAAAGTCAGAGCCTTTTACAAGTTTACTAGGATTACCTGAGGGTAAAGAATCTTTGGCAGTAAAGTTGGTTGTCTTCGTATAGTTAGACATTATTAATCCTCTTTAGGTTTCTTTACCTTAGTAGCCTTTTCAGTTTCTTCTTTCTTTTCTTGTTCTACTTCATCATAGTCAGGATGCTTACGCATCTGTGCTACATCATATTCAAACTCAACACCAATCACATTGTTGGACCACTTACATCTAAAATAAACCATAATGACCTCTATATGTTGAAGGGGCTTTGCAGCCCCTCCTTATTATCAGCTAGGGATAATCAAAGCAACGCCGGACTCATTACGGAGTTCTGCAACACCGTAAAGGGTATCAGCGGTGTACAGCGTAGAGAGATACTCTTGCTTGTACTGAGCTTGTGAGCGAACAGCCATCTGCTCTGCATGAACCATTGCATCCTTGTGGAACATCAAGCAAGCACGAGGAGCAGTACCGGAAGAAGCATAAGCTGTGTCAGCGTTCGTAGAAACAAACACTTTAACACCGTATACATCACCGATCTGACCGTTGCGGATGGTGTTGTTACCACCTTGCTCACCAACGAAAGCCTGCTCAGTGAAACGAGCAAGACCCATCATGGTGTTACGTGCAACAGGAGGAATCAGGAAGTAACGCTGATCCATAGGAACATCGTTGTCATCCAGACGCTGAATGGTACGACGAATAGCAGCATCAGTCAGTGCAGAAGCGTTACCAGCACCAGCACCACCAACGAATGCAGTTGTACCGTCACCACCAATGTAGGCAGTGGTCGTACCAGCAACAGAATAGTCACCAGTAGCACCAGCAGCGTGTGAGCCATTGAAGAGACGACCGATACGAACAAGGTCAGTATCTACTTGCGTAGCAAGAGCATAACCAGCGTCTTCGGTGTAGAAGCGGCGCAGGGAAGCCAATGCTTGCACTTCAACGATGTCCTCAATCAAACGTGAGTATTCGTAGTGCTTGTTAATCGAAACTTGCACTTCGTCTTCAACGTTAGCCTGAATGGTAACGGCAGTGTTAGCAGCTTTAGCAGAAGCAGCACCACGGGTGGGCTTAGGAATGTGAAGCAAATCACCTTTCTTGCCACGCATAGACATCTTGTTGACAAGGTTTGCCATAACAAGATTCTTCTTGTAGGCAGCGATGATTTCATCAGACCAAATCTCTGGAATAAACTTATCCGCATTGGTCTTGTTAACGATGGAGGAACTACCTCCAGGATAGGTTGCTGTAGCCATTTTAAATTTCCTTTAAAATTAAGTTTAACGGACACGCCCATCAGCGTATGCCTGCATAATCTCCGGTTGGAGACTGAGGTAACGATCTGGGTCTGTCATTTGAAGCCGAATAAGATCGCTTCGACGATAAATTTTCTTGCTCGTTTCACCAGTAGCGCCATCAAGTGCTACAGTTGCTGCTTTCAACGAACGATCTGTTTGTTCCTGCAATTGTTGAGAAGCTTGATTAACAGTTTCCTGTTTTACCTTCCTCAATGCTTTGAAGTTAGTAAGCAACTCATTTGCAGAATCAAAGTCAAACTGTTGGTCTGCTGCTGCGTATAGCCGTTGACGGACATTAGACTGTTTAACCCACTCAGCAAACTCAGGATCTGAGATAACCTGTGTATAGTCTGGGTGTGTCTGAGCTAGCCTGTTTGCAGTTTGCATACGTGCCATCTGTGCTGCTGCGATCTGAGCTTGTTGCACAGCGGGATGCGTAGCCACTGCTTTATTAACTGCCTTAACAGGATCGGCAAAAAAATCACTATCTTCTTCAACAGCTTCTTTTGCTTCTGCCTTTGGAGCAGTGATTTGCCTCTTGATTAACTCATCAGCAAGTCTTCGAACTTCACCAACTTCTTGTGCTTGACGACCAATAAGCTTCTCAGCCTCTTGGTGCATCCTAATAATATCATCCATTGATTTACCCTTATACTTCTCAGGGATCTCTGGAGCAGGTGTTGGTTTAGCAGCCTCAGCTTGAAATTCATCAACCTGTTCTTCGTTATCAATAGAATCTACAAATTCAGCCATTTGCGTCTCCTAGTCGGGTTAAACCCAATTGTTAGGATGTTAAGAAAATCTAAGTTATCCCTCATAGTAGGACTTAGATTGCGCTACTTTAGATGCCTGTTCGTGTACCTTAGCCCATCGATCTGCTGCCCCAGGAAAAGAACCAGTAATACCCTCTAGTTTGCTTCTTGGTGCTGCTAGTTGTCTTTGTGCTCTTTTACCGCAAACAGGACAAACTACAGTGTTTTGAGTATGCTCAACTAAATGCTCTGTTGTGTGTCCTTCAGAGCATTGAAAATCATTTATAATCCTCATTCGTTAAATCCTCATAGGCTTTTTCTGATACTTCTTTTAGTGTCAGGAGCCAATCTAAGATATCTAGTTGACCTTTTTTAAAGAATAAATTATTAACATCAGTGATTGAAGATACCTTGTTGTATGTATCGAACATACTCTGAGCATCTTCCATTAAGTCTTGCCATCCTGGTTGGGAAAACAAGTCAAATCTGTTTTCGTAGTATTTTTGTAACTTACTGTTCATACTGAGTCAGCACCGATGGAGTCACCACTGATAGAATCTGCAAAGACAATCTCTAAAGGCTCTATGGTTTCTGTGATGGTTCCAGGATAAGCACCTTCCACCCATGTCTTATCTGAATGGTTCCAGTTCCACTGGTAACCTGCCCTGTCTGCTGGCTTTGGTGGCCGTACAACCCACTCATATGACCACCAGATAACTTCCATACCTTCAGGACACTCTGGTGCATCAGGTACTTGTACCCAACCCTCTGTGCCGTCAGTCTCAGGCTTGGGAATACTTCCGTTTTTACTGTAGAGCATGTTTGTCCTTTACTGCACGGGAAATGGCGCTGATGGAACAGTGATCGTTGCTCCTGTGTAATTTCTATCGTTGCCTTTAGTGATACGAAAATTAGAAATATAACCAACAAACGGGTATGCCAAACTATTGTCATTTCCAATAACAAGTCTGGTATCTGTCATATCGTTACTGTTTGTGTAATTAGACCCACGTTGTGTTCCACCCACATAAACTCTTACTGTATTAGATGATCTGCTTACAGCAACATGCTGCCAACTATTTATTGTAAAAACTGAAGACGCAACAAATTGTTGTGATGCACCATAGATTTCTATACTTGTGCCGTTTTGCCAAATTGATATGCCCGTATTTACCGCACCAGATCGTGAATCAAACAGACTACGAAATGTTGCAGAACTACTTGTTGGGTAAACAAAAAATTCAATTACAAAATTGCCCGTTCCAAAAGCAGTGTTTTGCGTATTTGGCCCAGTCAAACGGTCTGCCGGACTTCCTGCACCATCAAAATACATTGACCCATTAGTTCCATTAAACGGTGTATTAACAGTCGTGCTGATCTGAGCATTCCCCACCGTTTCCAAGTCATTCTTAGCAGTGGCATCCGTGATACCGGCGTTGGTGTAGTTGAGGAGGAGGGATGTATTGGTGATTGCTGTAGGCGGAGATGTTGGAATAGTAATTGTTGATGTGTCGTAACCCGTGCCGGTTAAAACACGCAAACCAGACATATAAAACTGACCATAGGCAGTAATTGATGTGCTGCCGTAATAACCAGCAGCAACAAGAAATGTTGTATCAGACATCGTTCCGAGGGATGCTGTACTTGCTACAGATGTACCATTCAAATACAACCGAGTTGTTCCACTTTTCTTGGAAACCGCAACATGCGCCCATGTATTTATATAATTAACGGTTCCTTTAAGGAGTTCTGATCCAGAATAAAGACGGATTTCAGTGCTTGTTATTAGAGTCAAAGTAAAGCCAGCTGTTGAACCAGAACCAGCGGCAGGATTCCTACACTCCAAGATTGGTTTATCAGTTTGACCGACTGGAGCGTTTATCCACATCTCCACTGTCCAGTCACCAGAACCAAAAAGCCCTGTGTTAGCAACACTCAAATAATCCCCCGTCCCATCAAAATACCCAGACCCACCCACTGCGGCGGTTGTATATGCTGCTGTAGGGGCGAAGGGAGAGAAGGCGACTACGGAGGTGTTGCCGTTGGCTGTAATGGTTAACGGGGTTCCGCTGTTATCAACAAAACGATTGGACTGGCAAGTAAGAAGCGAAGTATTGGTGATTGCCGTAAGCGGTGATGTTGAAGGCGTGAAGTTGCTCGTGTAAACAGCAGTACCTTTTACAACCCGTACGTTTGAAATATAACCAGGGAAACTGAAATTGCCGTTAGACAAAGCTCCTATTGCAGTTGCTGTGCTTGTGTTTGTAATTGTTGATGGGACGGTTCCTGCGCTTCCTTGCAACACGCCGTTTAAGAAACAACGTCTTGTAGTACCACTTCCTTCATACGAAACTGCAACGTGATACCACTGATTAGCTGAAACAGTTGCAATATTTGTCCAGTTGGTTCCGTCGAACATCATTAAGGTTGTTGCCGGTTGACCGTTTGACCCAAGGTTCAGTCCAAAACCATTGTAATTAGGTGATCCTGATGGATTGAAACCATTGAAGATCGCTTTTTCACTGGATAAAGCTGTGGCATAAAACCATAACTCAACTGTCCATGCTGTTGAATTGCTTAATTGCAAAGCAGCGGTATTAGCAACACTCAAATAATCCCCGCTACCATCAAAATAATTCCCCCACCCAGTCTGTGAAAACGGTGAGAACGTACCCTGCGTTGTGTTGCCGTTAGGCGTAATCGGAAAGCCATCAGAGGTAATCGTTGTGCTTGATACAGTCTGTGATGCGCTGACCGTATAGGTTCCTACGCCACCTGTGCCAGTTCCTAATGCTGTGATTGTTGTGTTGGCCGTAACGCCAGTGCCTAAAATACGAATACCAACCTTAATAGTCCCAGACGCAACCGCTGAAACCGTCATGGTTGTACCGCTAATTGATGCGGTGAACTCAGCAGGATTGCCAGTGTCTAGGAATGAGTTATTTTGTTTTCCGTTAGTGCCGTTGCCAGGAAGGAGGAGCGAGACAAGGTTGAAGTACTGATCCTTGACTAAGCCCGAAGTAAAACCCCAGGCTCTAGCACAAGCAGCACCTAATGTAGTTAATATAGGCATAGTATTAAGCGAACTTAGTTTGTGATGCAAAGATGGTAAAGGCTGCGTTACCTGTCTTTACAATACTGTATACATAAGCATCAATACTAGATGCGTTACCTGCTGTAGGGGCTGTACCTTGCTGCCATTTAGGTGTTACTGATGAACCATCAACCTGCACAGCACTGTTGTAATAGGCTGTAGAGCCTTGAGTAACTAAGAACACAACCGTAAGTGTTTGTCCTGTAGACATTGCAGTGTTCAATGATGTACCGGACGAGGCTCTGAAGTTAACAGTCCAGTTAGCAGAAGCATTACTGGTGTAGTACAGCACTGATTGTGTAGTAACATCGTAGTTAATCGTGCCTGTGGCTGCTGTTGCTGAGATTGTTGTTGTTTCAGCAACATCATTTAAAATCATTGCTAAAGCACTACTAGAACCAGCAAAGGTTTGAGTACCTGTAAAGGATTGAGCAACACCAAGTGCTGCTAGTGTATCTGCGGATGCTGGATCAGGCAGTGTAATTGTAGCTGAGTTTGCTGTATTAGGGCTTTGTAGTGTGGTTGTACCAGCACCAGAAGCGTTGCCTTGAACTTTAATATTAGACATCTTTTATCCTTATCCCATGACTAACCATCGTTGTCCAGTACCAACAGTGACAGCGATTCCGGTGTTGATTGTTACAGGACCAACGCTAATACCATTCTTAGCGGCAGTGACTGTATAGTTTGCAGAAATTGTTTGATCATTCTCTAGGATCGTTGATGATCCGCCACCACCGCCACCACCTGTGGCAGATAACGTACCAGCAGAAAAGCTTAGTCCAGTACCTATCGTAACGTTGCTGAAACCACCAGAGCCATTACCGTATAGGATGGAAGTACCACTGGTTGCTGGTGCATAGTCAGTACCGGATACAGCAGCAGTGAATGCTGAAGAACCATTACCTTTTACGATACCTGTTAAAGTAGTAGCTCCAGTACCGCCATTAGCAACTGCTACCGTACCAGTGACATTACCTGCGTTACCACTGATATCACCTGTTATCTTTGAGCCAGCTAAAGCTGTAATCCATGTTGGATTTGAATAACTACCAGTTGTGTATACACCATTCGTTACTGTACCAGCATTGCCTGTGATATCAATGCCCCAGGTTCCTGTAACTGATGCTGGTGCAATGTTCTTCCAGTATTGGTTTGCTGAATCATACTGAAGTATATCATTATTGGCAACAGAAGTAATCTTAACATTGTGTAACTCATCCAGTTCCCAACCGTTGTTGATATTCAGGAACAATTCACCTGAAGAGGCATTAACCTTAACAACCCAACCTAGGAATACCGTATGTGCTGGTGCTGATGGTCTTGTTGCTGTAAACCCACCAGCAGTCTGTGATAAGTAAACATCGTCACCAGCAGTGAATGCACTGGTATCAATACCTCTAATGACACCAAAGGTGGCTACAAAGCCTTCTGCACCGTTAGCAATGTCTTCTGCTGTTACACCTAGTGTAGGTGCGGACAAGGATTCAGTATCTGCGTCAGCAAGCACTACACTGGGTCGTTGTCCTTGAGCACCTGATACAGCAACTACCTTACCTTTTGTAATCGTAGCTCCTGAACCATTGTATACTAAGACAACATTCTCTTGACCTACTTGTAGATCAACATTGTTACCTTTTAGGCGTGTAACAAGAGAACCATCTCCACCATCATACCATAGTTTACCTACAGAACCTGTTACAGTAGCTGCTGTATCAAACTGTATGAAGTCTGGTGAGCTAATACCACCAGTAATACTATCTAAGCTAGTGATGTTTGTGTTAGCACCTGAATTAGCAGCACCTAGGGTGTTGTAACTAATTGTTCGTGCTACAGAACCATCAAAGGTAGTTCCTGATGCGTCACCACTACCACTATTGTTGAAAGTTACTGCATTGGTTGTTGAGCCACCACCAACAGTATCCCAACCAAATGAAGTACCATTCCACTTAAGGTACGTATTTGACGTTATAGGGGCATCAACAAACCCTGTTGTATCTAATGCTGTTTGGTAAACAATCTTGTTAGCAGCACCACCAGCAATCGCTGTTGCAGTACCTGCATTACCACTGATGTTACCAGTAATCTTTGATCCAGCCAGTGATGTAAGCCAAGTAGGGTTACTATAGCTACCACCAGTGCTTACACCGTCAGTGATACCATATCCTGACAGTGTTGTTGGTGTTGATGTAATCTTAGACCAAGCCAATGCTGTGATCCATGAAGGATTACTGTAGCTTCCTGTTGTATATACACCGTTAGTGACTGTACCTGCACTACCTAGAATGTCAATATTCCAAGTACCAGTAGCATTCGTACCTGTGATGCTAGGAGCACCAATGGTGTTGTAGCTGATTGTACGGGCTACAGAGCCATTAAAGGACACAGGTGAGGCTGCGCCAGTACCACTGCTATTAAACGTCACTGAGTAGGTTGTAGTGCCTGTACCACCACCTCCACCGCCACCACCAGCAACCCAAGATAAGTTACCTTCTCCATCTGTGGAGAGTACTTCACCAGCATGTCCTGTTTGATCTGGAAGTAATTCTGTGATGCTCATCTGTCCTTGTTTGAACATCTGAACAACAGCATCACTAGCGATACGTGTTACGTAACCAGCATTGATTTGTTGTCCGTTAGATAGTTCAACAACTAACTGATCATCAAAGTCAATGAATACGTTGGTAACACTTACACCATCAACACCATCCCTACCATCTCTTCCGTCAATACCATCTTTACCTGGACGACCATCAATACCATTTACACCATCACGTCCATCTTTACCATTTACACCATCCTTACCATCTCTACCAGGATCACCTTTCTTTGTAGAAAGATCTTTGATCTCATTGTACTTAGCAGTAAGTTTCTCTTCAATCTGTTTGAAGGCATCAACGATGTAAGCAGATTTAGTCTTGTTAATCTCCAGATCATGTTTCTGTTTCTCTTCACGAAGACCAGCAATTAACTCTTTCAACAAGAGTTTCTTATCTCGTGAAGAAGCCTGCATTACAGCATCAATAAGCTCTTTAGCCATTGTTGGTCAACTTATCAAGTAGTTCATTGAGCATTTCTTCATCACCAGGCATGACACCTGATTGACTCATCTGCATTTCAACAATCTTGGTATTGTTAGCTAAGTCAGCTTCTTTGAGCATAAGCTCTGCTATTTTGACCCTACGATCAAACTCAGCTTGTGCAGCATCGTCTTGGTTTGGTAAGTTCTTAGACACTGCGGACATTATTTTAGCACGAATCTCATCAGGAAGCAACTGTGCTTCAATCGTTGTCTTCTGAGCCTCAGCAACATCCTTAGCAGCTTTAGCCTGCTTCTCTCTAACAGTAGCTTCAGCATCTGCTAACTGCAACTGTGCTGCTTGCTGCTGTAGTTGCTGTTGTTGTGGATCTGGTTGAGCAAGTTGAGCTAACTGCGCTAACAATGTCTCTTTGTTAGGTAGTGAACTTGTCTCAATAACACCCTGTAGCAACAAAGGAACAATAGGACTATTCGGACCAAGTGTAGACAACAATGCAAGTATCTGTGCTTGTTCGAACTCTCTTGCTATCATACCCATTGTGCCTGTAGCAACAAAGTCAAAGTCTTGTACTGGATACCTTTCAGGGCTAAACTGCATGTATCGCCATGCTGCTTTCTGTACAAAAGGAATCAAGAAGTCTTCTTGGAAGTTAACCAACGATCTCTTGTTCTTTTTAATCAGTCCGGACACTGCCATAGCAAGGCCAGCAGTGGCTGCTTCACCACCAGAGACCTGTGCAGGTAGATTTGCAGTGTCTAATGTACCTGTAGCCTGCAACATCATCCTCTCAAAGACCTGTGCAGACTGTAAATTAGCTGGATCTGTGTTACCAAACTTAAATGGTGTCAAGATTTCGTTAGGATTACCATTAGTTAGGATGGTTTTACCAGGACGAATCTCAAATTTAGCTCCTCTAGGCAGTCTTGTAGCGTCTACAGCCATCATAGGAGCCGTTGTAAGCCCCAAAGAGTCTAAATGACTACGTAACTGAGCATCAACAGCCTTTTGCATGTTGTAGGCCTTCTCAGCCGTTCCTCGACCCCAGAAACGACCAGGAATTGAGTCAGCTTGGTAAGCAACTACAGGCCTATCTTGCATCATGAACGGGTTTTCTTCAGCCTTTAGCAGGGCTTCTCCGTTAGCAATGACCACCATAGCCTCAACCATGTCTGAATATAGCTCATCATCCTCATAAGCCATGTCATCAGGGTTTGCTAATAGCTTTCTAGGTACTAAACCATAGTACCTTAACATCAGAATCTTGTCATTCTGGTAGTATGTTAGGTCTTGATCAGGTTCTAAGTCCGTATCTACAGCAGCATCACCAAGTGCAACTGCTTTGTAGACACCATCTTCCATGCCTTTAATGACTGCATGTCTACCTACATACTCTTCAATAGCACAACCCATTGCATCTTCAATGCTGGTTGCATTAGGATCAATAAGAAAGTTCTTAGGATTGATGGGTTTTAGCTGCACAGCAATGCGGTTATTGGCTCGGACACCAATCATAGACAGTCCAGGCTGTGCTGAAGGCTGTGTAGCTGGAGCCATCTCCCTCTTTTGCTTAACAATCAATTCACCGATACCAGTACCATAGATCTCAGCCAGTGTCATCGTGTTGCCAATAGCTTTTCTGATCTTGTCTTTCTTAAAATCTTCAGACAAACGAGTACGTAAGACTTCAATGTCTTGTTTATTCTGGTCAGCAACGTCATCACTGATGTCAAAGAACTGTCCTTTAGCGAACACAGCTTCTTCAAGATCAGCTTGTTTATTGTCTACTGCTTGTTGTAGGGCAGGGGATATGATCTTTGAACGCTCAGATTGTCTGGTTTTGTCTTCATCAGCCCAGATACCACGCCATAGACGTTCGTATTCCTCCCATCTTGGAAGGTAATTCTCATCCCTGTAGTTTCTCCAGTTATTACACCTATCCATCACAAATGCTACAAGAGCATTCTGAGGTGTTATTTCGGATTCAAATTTCATGTGTTGTTGTCCTAATAGCCTGCTACTTGGTCTAATACTTCAAACTCGTCTTCATCAAGGTTCTGATTCCAGTTTGCAGTCTGAATCTGATCAATATAGCTAAGTGCATCAATCAAATCATCATGAGTCTTTGTATCAGGGAACTGCATTAGTTGGTCTAGGAACTGATAGTTCCAATCACCTTCATTTAAAACAATCCTACCGTGTTCAAAGCGACCTTGTAGTGACCAAACAATCCTATCTGCTTTCTTCTTATTACCGTGTGTTAGTTCTTCAATCCTGGGATAAAACCCATTCCTACGCATCAGATC